CTGCAACTAAAAGAATTACACTGAAACACAAATTAGGTGGAAACATTTACTTCTCAGATGAAAATGGAACACCTATGCAAGACTTAGGATTCCACACAGCGAAGGCAAACGCATATGGCGGTAACTTAGATCTTTCAACAGAAAAGATTGCCAATTTGTATGTTGCTCCAGCCGGCGACAAAGATGATTTTTCATCATCATATATGGCAACAGCTGATGAGGCAACAAGATCATTTGCGTTTATGGCATCAGGTTGGGGACCAGTACAAAACGTACCTTCAACAGGAACAACATATACACCAATCCAATCAACAACAGAGCCAACACAAGATCCTGCAGAAGGACAATATTGGTTCAGCACAACAGTTGACGAAGTTGACATCATGATACACAATGGTACAACTTGGAAAGGTTATCAAAATGTTTCTGCAGATGCTAGAGGTTGGGATCTATCATCAACTGATCCAAAAGGACCTATTGTTTCTGCAAGTGAACCAACTACACAGTCAGATGGTACAGCACTAGTAAATGGTGACATTTGGTTAAACACATCAGACTTAGAAGAATATCCAGATTTATACAGATATGACACTTCTAAAGTTGATGGTGAAAAATGGGTAGCGATCGATAACAAAGACCAAACTTCACAGGATGGTATATTGTTTGCTGACTTCAGATACCACTCATCAGGTTCACTAGATGTTATAAGCAAAGAAACTTTAATTACTGACTTATTAACATCAGACTATCTAGATATAGATAGACCAGATCCAGCATTGTATCCAAAAGGAATGTTGGCATTCAACACAAGAAGATCAGGATACAATGTTAAACAGTTCAAGAAAAATTATTTTTCAAGAGCAAACTTTGGTGATACAACAACTTATCCTACACTACCATCTGAAAAAGATGCTTGGGTAAGTGCATCAGGTTTAAGAACAGACGGTGCTCCATTTATGGGTAGAAAAGCACAAAGAAACTTGATCGTTGAAGCAATGAAATCATCAGTTGAATCAACAACTGCATTGAGAGAAGAGCAAAGAGAATTTAATCTACTTGCTTGTCCAGGTTATCCAGAACTAATTGGAAACTTAGAAACTCTTAACGCAGATAGAAAAGAAACTGCGTTTGTTGTTGGTGACACACCATTTAGGTTAGCACCAAATTCAACAGACATAACAAATTATGCAAACAACACAGCAGGTGCACCAGACAATGGTGAAGAAGGACTTGTAACAACAAATTCATTTACGGGTGTGTTTTATCCATCAGGATTTACAACAGACCTAGCAGGTGAGTCAGTTGCAGTACCACCGTCACATATGATGTTAAGAACTATCGCGTTCAACGACACAGTGGCGTTTCCATGGTTTGCTCCAGCAGGTGTTAGAAGAGGTAATGTAGACAACGCAACTTCAGTTGGATTTATTAACTCAGAAGGCGAATTTGAAACAACAGCAGTTTCAGAAGGTTTAAGAGATTCACTTTACTCTGTACACATTAACCCAATTTCATTTGTTACTGGTGCAGGTTTAGTAAACTTTGGTCAAAAGACAAGACAACTTGTTCCTTCAGCATTAGATAGAATTAATGTTGCAAGATTAGTTGCTTTTGTAAGATTGCAGTTAGACAAAATTGCAAGACCGTTTATCTTTGAACCAAATGATTCTTTAACAAGAAATGAATTGAAACAATCAATCGAGTCATTCTTGTTAGAATTAACATCACAAAGAGCATTGTTTGACTTTGCTGTTGTGTGTGACGAATCAAACAACACACCAGCAAGAATAGACAGAAACGAATTGTATGTTGATGTAGCAATTGAGCCTGTAAAAGCAGTTGAATTTATCTACATACCAGTTAGATTAAAAAATACAGGAGAAATAGCAACATTAGGCCTTTAAAGGTTTAAAGTTGTAATTAATACAGAGAGTATTAAATATTATTACTAGGAGAAAATAAAATGGCAGTATCAACATTAAGTAAATTTACAGTTCCACTAGCAAGTGATCAGTCAGCAAGTTCGCAAGGCTTGTTAATGCCAAAACTACAATATCGCTTTAGAGTGGTATTAGAAAACTTTGGTGTATCAACTCCTAGATCAGAACTTACAAAACAAGTTGTAGACGTAACGAGACCAAATGTTACTTTTGACCCAATCACACTTGACGCATATAACTCAAGAGTTTATATGGCAGGTAAACATACTTGGGAAGCAATCACATTGAACATTAGAGATGATGTTAACAATGAAGTGAGCAAACTTGTTGGTGAGCAATTACAGAAACAGTTCGATTTCTTCGAACAGTCAAGTGCGGCGGCAGCTGGTGATTACAAATTCACTTCAAGAGTTGAAGTGCTTGATGGCGGTAATGGTGCTAATACTCCAAACATCCTGGAAACATTTGAACTGTATGGTTGTTACTTAGACAACGTACAATACGGACAAATGGCTTACGCTACATCAGACCCAATACAGATCCAATTATCAGTCAAATATGATAATGCGATACAGACTCCGAGAGGAACTGGTATTGGAACAGCAGTAGCAAGAGCAATTGGTACAGCGGCTACAGGTTCTTAATCCACACTTTTTTAGTCCAATAAATACAACAGTATGAACTGGCGTAATAATTTCCTTGGACAATTACTGGGCGGTGATCATTTAAAAGATTATCAACACGCGGCCCGTCTATATACTGACGACCTATTCAGACTTGCTCCAAAATCCAAATTCTTATATCACGTTGTGTTTGATATAAATCCTGCGGCAGTAGGTTCAACACTCAGCAATACTACAAAATTAGAATTGAATATGCTTGTGAAAAGATGTGATTTACCCAACTATCAATTTAACGTTGAATTAAAAAATAGTTACAATTATAAAAACTATGTCACTACAGGCATAACATATCAACCAGTAGTAATTGTATTGCACGACGATATGGGAGACGTATCAACTGCATTCTTTAAATCATACTATCAAAATTATTATGCAGATACATTACACGCAGAAGTGGATTACAAAACTGCAAATTTTAATGACGACTTTGCAACATCAGGCAGATGGGGTAGAGATGTAGGATTACAAGATAGATTTTTAAATTCAATTTCTATATTCCAAATGAACAGGCAAAGATTTGTAGAATACAAAATGATGAATCCTATCATAAATGATTTCAACAATGGAGCACTTGATCAAGGAGACGGAGCAGGTGTAAATGAACATCAATTTAGTATTTCATATTCAGGTGTGCTAATAGAAGCAGGATCTGTGAGCAGAGATAATCCCACAGGGTTTGCTACTTTCCATTATGACAAATCACCCTCTCCTAACAAAGGCGGAGGTGATTCATTGTTTGGTATATTAGGTAGTGCCGGGGGAGCTCTAGGAGCATTTAGCCAAGGAAACATACTAGGCGGTGTACTTGCTGGTGCACAAGCATTTGATAAAATTAAATCAGGAAGAGGTATCAAAGGGATTAAAGAAGAAATCATTGGAATAACAAAAGATGCAGTAAAAATAAGTCAGAACAATTTAGGTGCAACATCAAAACCTGGTATTAGATTTCCGAACAATGAAAGAACTAAATCAAAAGACGCACAATTAATAAAAACAAACAAATCATACACTACAAGCAGTAACATCAAACCAAATGCAGTTGAGGATTTGGGTACTAGTTTATCAAACACTGACGGAAGTGTTAAGTTGACACCACAACAGATTGAATTGTATTTCAATTTAGACTCAGTAGCACAATTAAAGTTTGCTAAATTTGTTACATTTAGATCAGAACAAAATTTAGATATTGAGAACGTTGAAACAGAATGGAAAAAACTAACAACCGCAGAACAAGATACATACAAAACAAAAGCAGTCAAAAATGCAGTGACACTATCAGAAAGTGGAGTCATTGCATATAACGTTGATGCTGAAGTGTATAATAGAGTAATTAAAAGTCAGGTAATATCATAATGGCAATATACAAAGATAATGTAGGAACTGATAAACCAACTAATTTAGGTGTCCAAGCCAAAGACCCACAATCATTGGTTGATTATTTTGCAGGAGTAAATGGACTTACACAAACTTTCAATGCATCAGAATATGATGCTGTCGTAGGTTTCTTCGAAGGGAAAAATTTTGGTAAATTATCTGCTGAAACTGTTGCATACATAATCCTAACACAAGCAAAAATCGACAATGTGCCTGTGTTTAAAATATTAGATACTTTTAATAATTTAAGTGTGCTACAACTAAATGAAACTGTTGCAGAAATACTAAACCGTACAAGATACAAAACATCAGTTTTAGGTTTTAAATCTGAGAGAACTCCCCTTAATATTGCAAATAGAAACGTA